CGTTGCCATATCGCAAATGTCCCGTAAACCTTAGTTGATCTCCTACTCGTTTACAAGACAACACCCGTACCTTAGGTAGATGTTTATTATCTGTGGCAAAACGTCGGTCCTTTTTTAATAAATCCTCAGCAGGTACATACGTACCATCAATCAACCTGATTTTATGCTCAGGGGTCACATCTAAGTACCCTTTTCCACCTCCACCTTTCACAGAATAATGGATTCGCACAACTTTCTTATGCCCTGTTTTACCTGCCCATAATACTTTTTGAATGGACGGGCGCAATTCATCGTCAAAGCAATATACGAAATCACCTTTTTGAACTGTTTCTATAGGCACGCCATCTGGATGCGATTCAAAATTACGCATAACCAATACTTTTGAACCTTCAGCTACGCAGGATCTAAAAGTTTTTACTGTATGCAAGTTAAAGAACGGGTGCATATACCCGTCCACCTGTTCCCTTATGAAAGCGTCCAAATACGTATCTCGCACCTTTTTCAATTTACGCATTTCCAAAATCCACTTTATCTCAGGTATATCAATCTGGGAAAGTGCTTCATCATCTGTTGCACCTTTGCCAGATGCTGTGAATTTCGTAGGAGTTATTTTTCGCACATTGTACAAAAGGTGTGCTAACTGCCAATTAGAATCAGGATTAGCCTTAGCACCGTACACTTTTTGCCAGTGTATATAGAATTTAGTTCCACGAAGTTTCTTATCTAGCCTTTCTATTTTCTTGGTAAGATACTCCTTTTTCTTTAAGCAGTAATCAACGTCGATCCTCATTCCTTCTTGTTCTGCCCTCGCAAAAGCAAGGATACCTTCATGTACTAATCGGTACGCTTCTGGAAGATTTGGGATCAGTTGCATCCGATATACCCTCCTTGTTGAATCCATTGCTTTTGTCTAGTCGCCAACCGGTAAGTGAACAAACTATCCATCCCGCAGTATATCAAGAGTTTATTCCATATATCTGATCCTACAGGAACATCAAGTAATTTGTTCATGGAATTGCTATCCTTCTCATCTTCCCCTCTAAGATACGGAGCAATTTCATCATCGTATCCTGCTACTCCGAAATTGATGTAGGTCTGTATCTTTAATCCCGAAATATCAGGTCGATTATCCAGAATATGCGTAGCCAACATCGTGTCCCATACCCAATTCTTTACTTCATACCCTGATACGTTATACGTCCATGTATGCTCGAATTTAAGATTCTGGGCTATTTTACCTATATTGTCTGACTGCAAAATATCCTTAAGCAGTCGATTTCCTTTCTTACTCTTAGGCATCCCAAACACAATCGCATCAGTTGGACTACTACACATGGACATACAAATAATCCGGTGCTTGCGCGTATCATGCGGTTTAAGGCCTGTGGTTTCGTAATCTATCGCTAAAGGAAACGGGAATTTTCTAGAAAGGAACTCTTCAAATATCCTTACCAGTTCACTTTCCGATTTTATTATTTTCACGGATTGCATCTCATCAGGATACGTGGGTCGTTGTGTTCCCAATACGTTTATCGCCCTGTCAAGGTCCTGTTTCCATACGGTTCGATACTCTTGCGCATCCTGTTTTTCTACAAACTCTGGATGAAATATCGGACAAATCCACGTATTATACTTTCTATCAGGAATGGTAAATCCTCTCCACTTAGCTAATCCACCTAAATTCTTTGTCCAGATAGAACCGATCACGGAGTTTAATGCGAGTTCTCCCACAAGGATAATTAGTTCAGGTTTGTATTGTTCAATCGCTGTCAATACTCTTCTCCGGCAACACTGAACTTCTTTTGTCCACGGATTGGCGGTTTCCTTGGACGCTGTTGCGTGACATGAGATAGCAAAGAGATTCAGACAGTCTTTGAATAAATCGACGCCTCTGCGTTCAAATTCACGCCGGAGAGTTGTTCCAAATCTGTCTTGCCACGGTTTGCCCACCCGATCATCTCTACTGCTTGGCATATCACCAATAACCATAATCTTCTTTTCAAATTCTCCGAATGGTTCCATTCTAGGAGACGAAATTCCGTTGTACAACCCGCAAGAAGCGCAAGAGAACGCTTTATTGCCACTAGGTCGAGTTTTCGATTTCGTCTCCTCCACTGAAAAGAATCCACTAGCCATCTGACTAACCTTTCATTTCTAGAACGCCAACATACTCCCAATTATCTCCTATGAACTTGATAGCGTTTTCACCAAGAATGCATTTCTTCAACATTTTGCTAACATCCTTAAGAAGTTCAGGACGAATAGTGAACTTTTTTTCTTCACCTTTATATTTCAGATTCATCTCTTCCTCAAACCACCCTACATCTGATTGCCCTCGCACAATCATCCGTTTTGGTTTGATAGTGATCGTTACCACATTACTCTCAACCTCATTGGAAAATATAGACGCACGATCCAGCACCTCTTCAATAACTTTAGGCAATTCAAAATCTTCACCTTGCACATTCATATATTTCGACACATCCGGAAATGTATCTCCGAAGAACGTGCGGCAAGAATACTCTGTACCTTTCTCGGTCTTTAAATGAATCCATCCATGCCCTTCTGCTATATGCGTAGGGTTACACCCATTCAATCGCTTCACTGTACTTGCTGGCAGAAGAAAAGTAGATACAGGCATTTTCCCAACCAGCTTGTACGTCATTATCCTATAACTGTCGGATGCTTCTATCGAACCGTTTTCTGTCACATTGACGCAAGTAATGATTGGACGGCTCATATCAGTGGAACAAGCGAAGGAAACGAACTTGAGAGCTTTCATCAATTCTTCAGGTACTTTTTTCCACTTACTCTTTTCTCCAATTGCCTCTAAAGGCATTTTTATCTTTTCCTGAAGAGTGAGTCCTGCTTTCGCTTTTCCTGCTTTCAGACGAACCTCAGAACCGTTTGCTTCTATTTCCACATCGTTCGTTTTAATCTTGCACAGCACCTGATAAAACTCGTCTGCTTTGATAGCACCTTCCAGTCCGTTCAATCCTTCCACAGGATGGGATACGCTGATCTCATCGTTGAACGTCAACACTTTCCCGTCCTTAAATGCGAAACAGGTGGATTGTTCGATGTGTTCCTTAGACGCAAGCCCCGGTTTTACTATCTCAAGTGCTTCCAGAATATCTTCCCGATTCATACCACATCCGCTCCTTTTATCTTATTCCGTTTCGCCTGTTTGTGAATCAGATGCGCGAACTGTCGGAATACGTTTACCATATTGTACCCAACATGCTTCAACTTGCCTTTTTGCACTTCCCATGGTGTACATATCCGATCTTCTCTGTCCCATCTTGCATCCAGCGTGTACTTCTCAAAAGGGATAAAATCGTAACGGTCTGCCCAATAAGAAGAAAGTGCTCCATTATTTAGAACAAGAACACAAAAATGGATATCGTTCTTACTGCACAGATTGTAGAGTTCATGGCAATCCTTGATTGTTTTGGAAAGATGTAGTCTAGGGTAATCACGTAGTTGCGAATATGATTGCCTCACCCAAAACTTTACAGGAATCGTCGTCTTTTCGTTCTTTAATCCTACATCGACAAGCAACCCGATCCCTGAGAACATCGTCTGCGTTTTCCCTGGGAATTCACACCGCAAAGGACTGAAAGGCATGTTCACAAGTTTTTCAACGTAACGAAGCACCATATCATTGTACTTGCCAATATCTTCATGCGGGTTACTTCCTTTAGATTCTGACTCCACTGCGAACATAGGTTTCATTATGTATTTCCCTCCCTATATTGTGAATAATCCTTTGCTTACTTGAAATTGAATTCCTTTTCGATACTCGTTTACCCACTGCTCTAATCCTAGAATATACCGGATATTGATTTCACACCGAACATCGAAAGATTGAATTTCGTCATACGTGTAACCATCATCTTCGATCTGTTTCAACTTCCTCGGTGTAAGCACGCCTATGTCTTTGCTAGACCGTTGCTTCGATACGCAAAATGTCATAGGCTGCTTTGAATAATCCGGATTCTTGAATCCGCCAATCGGATACATCACAGAACCCCATGCAGCAACTATTCTCCATGTAGCTGCATCCGCACTTGTAAAAGGCAGCGTTTTCAGCACAGGCAACATCCATACTGCAAATCCATGTGTCTTAATACGGATTTTATTCTGATGAATGTAAGAAAATACTGACCGCATCCATGATATTCTAGATTGGATACTCATATCGTTTGCAGGTGAAACTCCGATATAGTCAGTAAGTTCAGCCATTTTATGCAACCATTCCCAATCTTCTCCTTGATGGAAGACATGAATAGGAGTGATCCCTGCATCTTTCATCCTAAGAAGATTTTCGTATCCTTTCGCGGCCGCTGTATTGATAATTTTCTTATTCTCCGCAGTCTTCACTCGATTGAGGTGCGTAGAAGTACCAGGAGAACCGGGGATCACATCGAGGTTGACTACCCTCAACTTTTTATTATCATCCGCCGCTATTTGGATTGCCTCTTTCGCATAACTAATGTAGGCGTCAATGGGAATAGAATGACCTTTAGCCCATGCTGAAAACGCACCTGAATCAAGAATGATGTTTCCATTTAATGCAGGAACTTGTCTGCACCATTCTTTAAGCTGTTTTGGATAGAGATAAGAAACCAGTCTGTTCGTAATCCGCCTGTTGAGTTCCTTACCGCGTTCTTCCTTAGGATTAAAAACAGGACCGGCAAAATACAAACGGACTGGCTTCATTTTCAGTTACCTGTTCCGTCGTACTCGGCAATCACCGTAATGTCTGTTCCACCTCTGCGATTAAATCTAGCTTCGATTCGCATGTGGTACGGTTTACAAGCGTTCGACAAATCATCCAGTATTTTGTTTGTAACAGACTCCATAAACGCTCCGTGCTGACGATATGCTCCCATGTATATCTTGAGTGCTTTCGTTTCCAAACAAAAATCCTTTGGAAAGTATCGAATCGTGATAGTACCAAAATCAGGATTTCCTGTACGCGGACACAGACTGGAAAATTCCGTGAATACGAACTCCGTGGCGTATTGCCTGTCTTTGCACGGATTATCAAATACTTCAAGAAGAGCTGGATCTGGATTATTGTACCTGTCGTACGGTACGACTGTTCCGAGGTTTTTCAGATGGTCTACATTCACTTTTCTATCCATTATTTGCACCCTCCTCATAGAATACTGGGTCGATCAGATTGTTTTCTGCAAAGGCCTCAAGGCGTTCATAACAACTTCCACATTTTCCGCAAGGATTCGGTTGGTTCTTGTAACAAGTTCTTGTAAGGGAATATGGTACGTTATTTGCAATACCATACTGCACTATCTGGCTTTTAGACATGTGAAGGAACGGAGCAAGTATATTCACATTTCTATCCGTACCAAGATAGATCGCTGCATCCATTGCTTTATGAAATTCTGGGCGACAATCAGGGTAAATAGCATGATCGCCTCTATGAATTCCTATAGCGATATTCTCTATACCTTTTGACCACGCCATACCGGCTAGGATCGACAGGAACACTAGATTACGAGCAGGCACCACCGTCTGACTCATATTCGATGATTCATAGTGTCCTTCCGGTATTTCTCCACCGCTTAGAAGCAGACTAGATTCCATTCCAGTAAATGCTCCGGACAGGTCTACAACTTTGTAGGTCAATTCGCAAGGAACGGCAGACGCATAATATTTCAATACTGCATCTGCCGCTCTTCGTTCGTACACATTGTGTTTGCTTCCATACTGGAAATTAACACAATGAACTTTCGTAAATCCCTCACGAATGAGCCAAGCAAGAACTGTTGCAGAATCCAGTCCTCCTGAGAAAGAAAGGACTGCGGAACGCATCTTACTTCTTCTTTCCAGCTTTTTTCCCAGATTTTGCTTCCTTTTCAGGAGCAGCCTTCGCAGGCGATTCCTTCTTCTTAGGAACTCTCACACCACTTTCATGTTTCACTATCGCTTTAGTAATCTTGTACCCCCTTTCACACTTGATATCCGTGAACTTCACGATGTTCCCATCTTCCTTGTCGATGTATATAAGAACAGGGAAGCGACAATACTTAGGGTTCGTACCATCAGAAAGGATCGTAGAAAGAGCGGCGACGGTTGCATCAGGAAACTCTTTTACCGCAAGCTCCACCAGGTCTTTCTTGCTGTATCGTCCTTCGTTGATAAGGTCGATAAAAAATTCGATCCTTGTGACAGTCTTATTGCCACCAAATATCTCATCCTTCGTTTTCGTAGGCTTGTCTGATTTTGTAGGCTTTTCGGTCTTCGGAGTCTTCGCAGGTTTTTCCGCTTTCGGAGCTTTTGAAGGTTCCTCTTCTTTAGCTTTCCCCTTTCCCTTCTTAGGAGCAGGTTCCGGCGCGTCCTTTTCTACATCGTCAGGCTCTTCGCCATCTTCGTCGTCATCGCTTTCGTCCCCATCTTCCTCTTCCTTGTCCTCCCCTTCAGCGTCTTCGTCTTCATCGCCAGCTTCTTCATCCCCTCCGCTTTCTTCCTCATCATCACCCTCCTTATCGGAATCGGCTGCTTCATCGTCCCCATCTTCATCTTCCGCGTACTTAGCCTGAATCTGAGCAAGGACATTCATTGTTTCGTCGGAGAGGCCGTCCTCTTCACTGACTGCTTCCGCTGCTTCAAGCAGTTCTACTTCCAGTTCTTCAACTCCCATCTTCGTGTCAATGGGCGGTTCGATGATTTTGTTAACCTCTTTTGCTGCTTTCACTAGTTCACTTTTTTTCATACGATGTTCCCTCCTAAATTATTTTGTGGAGCGCATCGGGTTCGCTGCTCTCTGATATATAATAACACAAAAATCGTATCCGTTCAGATTGTACAAAAGATAAACTTATTCAAAAATAGCTTCCGATGAAGGGTCGCCCACGCTGCAAGCATTGAAGCACCTTTACTTGCCTCGTCCTATCAAATTCAGATTCTCTCACCACTAGTTCACCCAACCGCATTATTCCTATTTTCTTTTCCTCGTCTGTTTGATTCAAACTATATGTAGCCGTTGTATGCGCGTACTTCCGTTTATCTTCCGAGAAATCTGATAACGATAAAGTTTCCTTGTCGTAACTTGACGCTGCCGCTTGCGTAGCCGTAATCAATAAACAGTGTTTCTCCTGACTCAACTTTCGCATCCGTTGCCAAATTTTGTTTATCTGCCCCCTTCCGTCTAATTTGTAACAGTCGTAATCTGGAGCAAGAATGTCCGCATAATCTATCAGAACCACATCGGGTACAAACCCATCCTGTCGTTCCCACAAAGTAAGAAGATTGTTGATCTCTTGCATGGTAAGCGTTTCATTAGGGTACGTAGCCAACTTGAATCGTTTATTATGCTTCTTCTGCCATGCTTTCATGATCTTGTACGCATCTTTCCATGTAAGTGTTTTAACAGGAGGGCTGCTCTCTAACCAAACAGCACCTCGTATTTTATCACAATTCCTGCATGGTTTATACTCTGGATAATCTTGTTTTGCTTCCATCAGCATGTCAAAGGTAATCTTCTTTTGTTCCATATCTGGATCAAACAGACGAATACCATATTGTTCTCTTGCTGATAGTTCACAATCATCCGTTTGGTTATACCAACAATCTACGCAAGGTATTTGCCGCTCTCCGCAATATCGCTCCCTATCACTTCTTTTCGCAAGGTACACAGCCATCCTTCTCAACTGTTGTTTTTCTGTCATATCGCCTGCTTGAAAGAATACGACATTATTCCCGTTCATCATCGCCCGCATAGCGAATTCAAGGAGTATTTGCGATTTTCCGCGCTTTTCCGGGCCCGTAATCGCTATGAAAGCGCCTCTAGTAAGTTGGTCGTTCCAGAACTGTCCTAATGCTTTAGGAAATCGTATCAATGATTCGCTTTGTTCTGTGAAGGCTTGCTTTATCAACAACGGATTCGAGAACGGATCTATCACATGCGAAGACTCATCATCTCCTGACGGTACGAAAGATAGGGCTTCTTTTTCTGCTGAAACAATATCTCCTTCTTCCACATAACTCATTATGGATTCAGCATATTGTTTCAACCGCTGGGTGCTGAAATACTGCTTAGTCTGGTCTATAAGATACTCGGAATTGAAATTGACCGCACCCTCGTATTCTTCGTTCAAGGATTCTAGGATTTCGCTGATGTATTCTACGTCATCCTTCTGCATACCTTTCTTTATCTTCTCCGTGAATATGCCTTCAATATCACGGAACGGAGCTTTATTATATTTCTTGAAGTAATCCACACACCAGCTAGACAATATTTTAGCGGTGGATGCTGCCATATAATGCATCGACCATATTGGTGCGATAGCACGTATGAAATCGTCGGATACAATCAAGCCAATAAGGATTTTTCGTTCTATGAATTTATCTGGCTTTTCCATGCAGGCACCTCTACTCGTTATTGTAATGGTACTTTATGATTTGTGAGCACATCCGTCCAATTCTAGACGGGATTCTAGCATCATCCATCATTTCAGACAAACCCTCTACGGATACGTTGCTTGTGAATATGGTTGGACGTAAGTATTCGTACCGAGTATTTATCAACTTGTATATTTTCTCGTAGTTAGCTGGATTGAATATTCCTTTCTCTACTCCGAAATCATCCAGCACTAATAACGGAATCTGAGATGCGATCTCTATCGGAGACGCTAAAATCCAGTCACGATGCTTGCTTTCTTTATCCAACAAATCTGCCATAGAAGTAAAAATGAAATTCCTAGACGTATTGTGGATATAAGCGCGCTTCATCATTTCCACATATATGAACATGGCAAGTATAGTTTTCCCTGATCTGGGTTGACTGTACCATATGTACACTCCACTACCTACGGTAGACAGCATATTGTCTGCGATCATACCAGCCTTGTCTTTGATAGCTTTAGTGGAATACAAGTTCAATTCTCTGAACATACGTGGAGTAAAATGCCCTTGTAGATGCATTTCTAATGGATGATTGTCCCACACCACTTCTCTAGCACAAAATTCGCATACTGGGAATCTATGTTCTCTTCCGCATTTCTCGCATGTGCTCATTGTACTTCCCTCCTTACAGGATTATTCTGATGGAATCACGTTACCCAAGGCGTCGTAAAAGGTTATTTTTTCATCCACATGGAGTTTATTCTTTCCATTGTGTTTTCGTATCCTGCTACGGAAATCTTCTATCATCCGATATTTTTTTACGAATTCTTCCATATCTCGTACTACGGGCATATAATCCATAGTTTTGTTATGAAGGTACCACGATAGCAAAGTAGACAAAATAGTAGGCGGAACCTCCTCAGATATACTGAAACGGTACAAAGAATTAGCCCATTTCAGTATTGGAGGATTCTTAGTTTTCAGTGATTCTGCTAATTCTCTAGCCATTTCGACGAACGCCGGAGGCGTATTGTCGAGGGCTAATGAATAATAAAACCAGCTGAAAGCTGTTTTAGTACCTTCTTTATCTCTGGATGCAAACTCATTCCAAAGTAGGTTTGGAAGAGATATTTTCCCAGTTTCTTTAGATTTATTCCTACCTGTAACTGCTGTAAGCAGGAGATTCTTAATCTCTTCTACTGTCCACTGTTTTCTCAGGTAAACCTGGTCTATCTTAAAGGTTTGGAAGAACTCTCGTAATTCTTTTCTTGGTTGATTGTTCTTCATGCTGATTATCGGTATTCCCTGCAACAATGCTGAAAGCATCTTGCAGGCGGATTGTATCGTTTTACTCTTTGGATCAAGGTTATGTTTAGTCACATTTGGAAGAGTATTCCAATAAGAAATTATTTCTAAAACACTGGGTGACACCCCCTGGGTGTCACAGAGTGATTTATCACTCAATATATAATTAGCTTTTCTATAATTGAACTGAGTATCATTTTTGATACTCACCTGAGTATCATTTTTGATACTCAGGGATTTCACTGATGTTGGATTATCAACTTTACGGATAGTTTCTTCATCCGTTTCCATTTCATCCAGTTCCAATTGCATTCTGAACTCTTTTAGTATTTGTTTGTACCGATTTGTGTCTATAAAGTTCCACGGAGTTGGATCAAGACCCACTCTGGTAGTTTTCAATATACCCTGTTCTTTCATTTCTTTCCGTAAATCTATCAAGTATTTTTTAGTAATATCCGGGCAGAGCTTTTGAATATCGTTGAATACGAAATAAAACCAACCGCCGTTTGCGGGATTTGAATACGTTTGTTCAATGGCTTTGTGCAGATACAGAGTGATTACCCCCGCCTTTTTTATTCCATACTTTTGTATAGCGATATATTCCACTTGTATAAATCTTTCTCCAGTGTGTTCTTGCAATCCTTGTCTATATTCTGCTAAATCTTTACCTTGTAGTGTCCAAGGAAATTTCGGTTTTTTAGTGAATTTCATTTGACGCGCTCCTCCTTTCCGAAAAACCTTCAGGCCCTCCATTGTTAAAAAAGAGCGGAGATTTGTAAAATTTCCCAACCTCCGCTCTCTTCCAATCGTTTCTTGTGTGTGTTTTTGTCATTGTGTTTCGTTGGACACGTTTGCTTTATCTACTCCGAACCATGGTTCAAGAATGACTGTTTCTGTTTGTCAGGTAAATTAGAATCGTCATCATTCTATTTCCTGACTAGGATTATAACAAGGTTTTAGAATGTTTGTTATGCTGCACCTGAATCAGTTTCAAGATTTGTGGTGAGAACAATCTATCCCCTAATTGCAATCCAAACAGGCGTGTTCATTCTTTTGGAACGACTACAGCCTCCTTTCGTATTTTTCAAGGTGTGAAGCAATTCTCGTGTGAACGAGAATGCATATTATAATACAAGAAAACTTCATCCTAGTAAAGTTGTCGAAATTGCGAAGACAATAATTGTTTCCTGTATGTGTGCCTGTGCTGTACATGCGCGGCGGAGAAACGGTCGGCGGAGAAACGGAGAAACGGAGAAACTCTGCTTCTAAATCTCGATCTGGATGACCGGAGTGCCTTCTGGCGTATGGAACGCGGTAATTCTTTTAGCCTCGAAGGTGTTTCCTGTCCTAGAATCGGATACCTGTAAACGGTGCTGAAACAGAGGTATAGCCAGATTAAGAAGCCGTACCGCGTCTTCCAATTCCATCTTTACTCACCTTCCTTTCCTTGTTTGGTAGATTACACCTATGGTACCTACGGTAATCAGGAGCATCTTTTGGATCCTTTAAACCTTTCCAATTTGGGATGGATTCAAACTAACCTTATTTTCACTCCTTCCTGTGTATTGCGTAAAATCGACTGCGAACTATGCACGCTACCTCCACGGATTTCGTGTTTCCTTGGTTGGTACGCTATGTATTTTGTTTAGCCGGTATAAATTGTCGTCTTTTTTTAAATCGACGAATACCATGCGTTTTTACGCCGGTTTTATACAGCATGTCAACATCTACCCACTATATAATACACAGGTAATCTATTTCCTTAATGCGGAGCACACAAAAAATACAATATACAATGCATTTTTTAGCGTTATATTTCACAAGCCGTTATAGTAAAAAGGGAGGTAAGGTACTACCTCCCTACGTCATACGTATCCTAGTAATTCTTTCTTAAGGGTGTCCGCGTCTGATTGGCTCATATCTCCTGGGTCGCCTTGTATTCTGATTGAATAAGCATCCACACCACGAAGAACAAGTTCCGCAGCCAATTTCTCAGATTGTTTCACTGCCTGTGGATCATCGTCGAATACCACAAAAACTCTTTTGAACCTTTTGCTTATTTCCCGTACCTGATGCTTCGTGTATTTGATACCAAACGTAGCAATAGCACCATACCCGAATCTCCAGGCATCCGTCACTCCCTCTACACAAATACACGCTTTTTCATCCTTGATTGGTATCGCTTGGTAAAAGATGTGCTTGTGTTTTACTATCTCTCGTTGTTCTGGACACGAAATATAGCGAAGGAAATGCTTGGCAGTAATGTCCCTAGTCTGAAACGATACTATACGATTCTCCCAGTAAATTGGAATTACAAGGCGATGAGAAAAAGAGATATTGTCCATAATGCTTATAGGACCTGTGCCTCTAACATCCCATAATCTTTCGATCACCTCTGGATCGAAGTTGCGTTTTACAAGGTACCTTTTATGTCGATCATTCATTGGTGCAGTAGATGGAGGCAGTCTGAACTTTTTCTGTCCGACTCGTACTGTCGTTGTAGATTTTACATAGCTTTTACCACCGTATTTCCTTGCTATTTCCTTAGCTTCTTGCTCTGTGATACGTAGTAATAATGCTATCGCTTTATTTGTCGCTTTCCAACCGCATCTCCAACAGACATAGTAATTATCAGTCAGATGGTACCCTAAATGCATTCCTGGATTCCCAGTACAAAAAGGGCAGGTCGTATTGACCCACCCCTCTCTACAATGTTTATGTCCCTCTGTGGCGAATGGGACATTGAAGTCCTTATATAATTGGATGATGTTCACGTCATTCGCCTAAAATATTGCCTTCAGTTCGTCGTACGCATCCCATATCTTTTTGTGGGTCCATCCCTTTTCTCTTAGCACCTGCCGCAGTTTTCCCCTTACTGCTCTACCAGGCATACTACCATATTCATCTTGCGAGGCAAGTATAATATCGCATATTTGCCTAGCAGCAGGTCCGATTTTATTTATCCTAGAATCCCAATCTTCTTGTGGGTCAATTGTGTCCGGAGCGGGTATCATATCTTCGATTTCCTCGTCAAAAAAGGTGCACGGTACTTTTTTCTGATGATACAGGTAATTGTTCAGTTTGGATTTGACGCACAACGCTATCCAATTTATCAGTGGTACTTTCTTATCCTCGTTGTACGTATTGATTGCGACCGTGTATCCGACGGTAGCTTCTGAGAAAAGTTCCTCGAAATCCACCCCGGAGGATTTGTTGTACGACCAAGCTAATTTCCTCAGAAAGTTCTGGTACTTCTTGTAGGTAGCGGTGTCAGACACAATATATTCCTCCCTTAGTAGTATTTTCGGTTGTACTTATGATGGTGCGGGCAATAACAACGACGGTCAGCGCGAAGTACGAGCCATCCGCTTTTTACTGCGTAGGCAGTGCATTCGGCGAATGTTTCACCATAGAATGTATCCTTGCGTTTATATTTATGGGAAGAGCATTGTTTACAATCGCATACCATTTCCATGTAAACTACATCCCCCCATGTTACGCCGACTGTTATCATAATACCTACTCCGCATAGGAGTTCAGCATCGCGGTAAGCATCGAACTGTCGGGAACATCTTCGCCGTCGAGTATCGCAGTAATCACCTTCCGTTTATCGTCAATCATCTCTGCCAGTCTTTCCTCTATTGTGTCTCTGGGAAGAAGATACCAGATATTGACAGCATTCTTTTGTCCAATACGGTTACATCTGTCCTCAGCTTGATCGAGGAGCCCGGGTGTCCAGGGCAGTTCAAGGAAAGCTACATTATGGGATGCAGTAAGAGTGATACCCACTCCCGCAGCTTTGATGTTGCCTACGAACAATCTTACGGAAGGGTCATTCTGAAATCTATCCACAATTTCTGACCTTTTCTGTGCGGATACAGACCCGTCTATCTTTACCGCAATATCTGTTCCAAACTCGTCCATAAGGGCAGATATGATTTCCTTGTGGACAGCGAACACCACAAGTTTATGGATAGTATCGTTAAGAAAATCTTTGATCCATTCAATCGCGCCTTTCAATGCACCCTTGGCTGCCATGAACCTGAGAGCAGAAATCTGTGAGAGTGCTTCCGCATTAGAAGCCTTAACTGCCGCCAGTTTCCCTTTCTTTTCAGTAACCCACCCGATGAAATCTTTTTCCACGCGCCTGTATTCTCGTTCATTGGACAAAGCTACAGGTATCACTGCTCTCTGCTTCGGAGGCAGTTCTGTCAGGACTTCTTCTTTCCTTCGACGGATCATAACTCCCTGAAGTTTTTCGTACAGTTCTTCAAGATTAGAAGCGCCATTGTAATCCCAACCGAATCCATTGTGCTTCGCACCGCAGTACCGATTGGCAAAGTGCATGAAATTAGGAAAGAGATTAGGTTCCACCATGCGGATAGCGTTGTAGATTTCTTTGGGACGATTGATTACAGGTGTTCCTGACATAGGAATAATATGAGGGATCCTTTTTGCCAATGCTTTCACGGCTTTGGTGCGTAGCGTGGTGTTATTCATAATTGCCTGACATTCATCCAGTACCAGCACCTTAGGACTAAGGCTTGCAAGGTATTCTTGCCACCCTGCCACTATATCATAATTAAGGATGATTATGTCAGGGTTGTCTAATTGATACGCCTTCTTACCTTCAAGCACAACTGCCTTTCTATCATCAGAAAGGCATCCTTTTACTTCGTTCAACCAGTGATATTTGACTACCGCAGGAGAAAGTACGATGGCAGGTTTTAGCTCAGGATGTGCATGGAGATAGGCAAGAGCTTGTATAGTTTTGCCTAATCCCATATCGTCCCCAATAATCGCTTTCCCATTACGATGTTCCAAGAAAGCTACTCCCTGTGCCTGAAAAGGTCTAAGGGTTTTCTTTAACCCTTCGATATTTGCTTCCTTCATATCATGGACGGATTTCTCTATCCTTGACATGATGTTGGACAACCCTTCATCAATAGAGAAACCCCATTCTTTTACCTGTTTGATAGAGGTAGGCGAAGCAGAAGCAATCCAATACTTTTCGGTTTCCTTGCTTATGAAAGAACGGTTTGGAAGAGATTTCACCTTCCCAAGCAGATCGCCTGTGGGCTCGAAGGTTAGTTTCATTGTATTTTCTTTAATCAGTGTAGCGATGCTCTTCTGAGGTTCCCGTGCACCGTCGTAGGATTTGTGAGTAGAAGGCACCTGAACAGTTCCCGCGTCCTCGTATGCTATGAGAACTGATTTAGGGAACCATGAGTCAATAACCTTGCTTCTCGTAACACCCTTTGCCATTTCGATCTGTTCTGGTGAAAGGGATTCAAGAACAAGGTCACGCAAGCCCCAGTCCTTAAGACACTCAGGACCAATCCCAATGAGTTTAGAACCTGGATGTGTAAGTGCTCTTCCACATTTGGAACAACGAACTTCTGGATCAATTTCACCGTACCCGTATAGGTAAACTGCTCTTGCAGTTTCCCTAAGGATTGCGGCTTTGAAGTAGATGGGTACCCCTTTCTCTCTTGCTACGATGGGTCTGGTGCGATAGAACTTTGCAGGCAGCTCCATGAATGTCATGGTTTAATGCCCTCCTTTGGATTTTAGATGAGTTTCTGGTTCCTATTAAGCATTCCCTTGAGTTCGTATTCCTTCTTCAATCTGCGGTAGTACAGATGCCAATCTGGAAGTGGATTCATGTGCAGTTTCCCATCCCCCGATTCTGAAATGTACCATACTGCGAACCCTAATTTTCCTGAATACCTAACGAGGAACTGGTCCCCGTTCTCGTTCATCCGCATAGCGTAGCTCCACCGGATAGTTTCTCCGCGGGCCTTCATATTGCGCATGGAAAAGTGTTGATCTCCCTGCGCTATGAAGGCCCTTCTAAGTTCGTTTACCGTATACTTTTTCACCTACATACCCTCCTTTATTCCGTATCTTTTTACTACCTCAAGTCTGCCACAAGGTATACCACCTATTTCAAATTCTACATAATCCTCTTCCTTTACCATAAATGTGATATTGGACAATCTTACGGTAGGTTTCAACAGGTATTTCTTTATAACCTTTTTAAGTAGTTTATCCGTAGTCCATGTGGATCATCCTTTAGTATACGAGTAGAACACCTTCGCCTGCTCTCCGTCCCTGTTAAGGTGGATCAGGTTTGCCGAGAACATGGAAGTGCAAGCCGCCCCGTGTATCTCCATACCGCAGAGTGCAGACTCCTCAGGGTACCGATGCGGGCTTACTACAAACTCATCCAACCAGATTCTCTGATTCCTGTACCGTACGTAAGGAGAGGTAGTATTCTGATCGCCGTAATCCTTGTTTACAGCGTATTTGATTTCCTGCCAACGATTGCTTCCGCATATTACCATATTATCGTTTTCCCACTGTTTCATACCCGCACCATCCTTTCTAGGATAGAAAACTCCTTTTCCAATGCTTTCAGGGCAGTGTACACATGGTTGTCGTTATATTTTTGGTACAAGTGCGTGCACAAGGCAAAATCGCTTTTTCTATTGGCAAACGCGAATATGTCGTATAGGATCCTTTTTCTGAAATCCTTATACTTTCCTTGTGCCTTTACGTCCTTGGCATAGGAAAGGAGTTGCTCTTCTTTACATGAATCCACCAGGTCAACTACGCACTGTTTCAGATACTGGAAATCCTCAGGAGTTATTTTCATACCGTTACCTGTCGAACGCGCGGTTGAAAACTACGGTACCACGATCATCGTATACCGCAATTTGAAGGA